ATATTATTTGCTGAACCAATCATAGTTTTTAACATTTTTATTTTCATTGGAATCTCCTAAAAAGGAAATGACCCCCATAATTGGAGGTCACTTCTTATTAAGTTAGCCTGTTGATGTACCATTATCTGATCCACTTACAGGTCTGTGAATTGGCATTGTAATACCAACTGCACCTATAGGTGTACCATTTGTATGTGTACCTGTCTTAGTAACAGCAACCCTTACATATCTTTTGGCTCCATTATAGCCGATTGGATAAGAAGCATCATCTTCTGCTGCAGCATCAATAGTAGCATATATTCCATTACTATCAACGTCTGCAAAAGAAACGTCTGTGTTACTTGTAACTGCTGACCATGAGGAATTATCATCGCTGTGTTGTAGGATTAAATCCCAATAAACAGAACCAGATAAAGTGTCCCCACTTTCACCAATTAAAACATTAATCATAGCACCAGAAGCACCTTTTAGGTCAAGACCAGTAGTATTTGCTGTTGCAGTTAATGTTGCAGGGTCTAAAACTTGAGTCATTAACAGATTGTTAGCTAAATCTTTATTCGCCATGTCAAATTCTCCCTTTAAGCTGAAATGTTTTGTAGTCTGATAGCTTCAGCCATTACAACTTGACCACCAACTCTACGTCTTGCAACGTATCTGATTGTACCAGATGTTGCTTGAGTAAATGGGTCACGAAGTATTGCTAAAGAAACTCTATCCACAATAACATATCCACGATTAAAATCACCAAATGCAACAGGCTTATTTCCTGCACCTACATCTGGCATATCAGATGCCTCAATATAAGGTTGACCAAGAATAGTATTTGGAACCCCTACTTGCAAACTGAAACCTGCTTGGAACACATAAGAACCATTTGCATCAACTAGCTGTCTTACTTTACCTAGAGTTGCTCTGTTCATTACGAATACACCATTTCTAGCATAGTCTGTTTTAACTGCTGAATATAAGTCTATAAGACCATTAGCTGTTAATGCAGTACCGCTACCAGAATTAGTTGATCCGATGTTACCATTTTGTAAGAAACCTTCTGGAGTTCCTACATTTGCACCATTAACAAATGCTGTACCTTCTGCTTTTGCAAACTGTGTAGCAAATTCAGATGATAATTCTGCTTCCATATTAAAAGCTGAATCCTCAACATCTTGTTCTGAAATATCAACCAAAGCATACAATTCGTGTGCTGTGATTTCTTCCATTCCATATGTTAAGCCAGTTGTTTCTGATCTTGTACCAGTTTCAGCAACAAATGTTGCAGCAAAAGTACCAGTTCTTGTTGGCATTTGAACACTTCTATTTGAAGTTGTTCTTACTCTTGCTATGCTTCTTATTGGTGACATTTCCACAACTTGTTTCTGAATTTCAGCAACAAACTCTGGTGGTGCAAGGTAACCACCTCCAGTATCATTGGATACTGTCAGTACTTTATGCTCCATTTGATCTAAGGATTCTTTGCCTTTTCTTAGATACTTGTCATAGGCTTTAAGAGTTAAATCAACATCTTTTGTTGCCATTCCAACATTAGGTCTCTTTATCTCTGTTTCAATCCTATCAAGACGTTCACCAAGAGTTTTGGCATCCATCATTTCTTTTGTGAACTTTTGGTTCACATCCTCAAGTGCATCTAGCTTTGATTCAATTTTAGAAACTTTATCTTCTGTAACTGGATCAATAGCACCCTTGGATTCTACTTGCTTTAGACGCTCATCATTTGCCGACTTGAAATCTTCAAAAGTCTTGCCGAACTCCTCAATCACGCCCTTTAGCTCTTGTAAATCTGCCATCAGATTTCTCCATAGTTTAGGGTTTAATATTATCCATTAATCGTTTTAGTGTATTAATGGACTCTGAAATTTCGGTCTGACCATCATCACGATGTTTTGTCAACGAGTTAACGAGTGCTTTTGCACAAACCTTTGCCTCTGATCGGCTCAACTCGCCTTCCTCACGAAGAAAAGTTTCCCAATCACGAATAGTCCTGTTACAGGCTTTAACCGCAGTCACCCTAGCCTTAGGGTTCATCGGAAAAGTAACAAGGCTAATTTCCATCAAGTCAACCTCTTTGAGCATTCTTCTTCTTCTTCGCTCATCATAAGATTGCTTGTTTG